TATTGCAGACCGCCGCATAGCTGCGCTGCTTGCTCATACGGATTTCCTCCGCTGTTTTTTCCTGATTCTGTGGGTCGGATAAGGTGCCATAGGAAAGATGGCAGTTAAACTCAATCCGCCGCAAAAGCTGATTCAAGCCGTTGAACAGAGAAGCGTCCCGAATTGCAGGGCTGAATACCTCGTATAAATCCCCGGTTGTCCCCTTTTCCAGATTCAAGGAGCGGAACAATCTCTGCTTGCCGACAGGCATCCTTTTCCCATCCGCCTGCAATGCTCCGACAGACGCATCCACCGCCAGCTCTGCGCCTTCAAACTCCCAGAGGATACGGCTGTATTGCCTGTCCGCCTGCTCCATCAGCCCCGCCGCTCTCGCACAGACCGAAACGCCCAGAGGGGATTCCGCATCAATGTGGTTCGCAAAGGGCATCTTGAAATATACAAAAAGCGGACGCTCCAAGGTGTCCCCGTTCTGGTATCCCATAACAAGATTTTCTTCCAGATCCGCCCATTCATCCACGCTTGTCAGAGCCGCAGGCACACCCAATTCTCCTTCCTGGTAGGAGATAAAGGCTTTGTTCTGCACCGTATAGCCCGCATCCGTCAGCTGATGGCTTTCCAGTCTGGTGTACCATGCACGTCCCTTTTTCACACGCTCCACGAACACCGCACCCGTCACCTCTCCGCGGCTGTTGTAAGCAGTCGGAATAAATCTGTCTGCATGCACAAAATCAATCGCTATCCTTCCGCCATCCATGTAAGGCTTGAATACCAAGCCGCCCATTGCCGCCGCAAATTCTGTCTGCTCTCTCAATTTAGAAATCACAAAAGCATAGCCTTCCTGCAAAAATGCCGCCCGTCTGCCACTGCCGCTGATTTCGCTGTGAAATTCCACAGTAACCAGTCGGGCAATCTCCGATGCAACCGCAGCGGCTAACCCAAGCGTTTCTGTGTTCTTATCTAACCAAGGCGGCTCATTGCAGAACATCTTCTGCCAGAGCGTGATGGCATCCTGCATTCCGGAGCTGATTGCCACCTCCGCACCGACTGCCCTTTTTATCGTTTCTCTCTGAAAAAACATCTGCAACACCCCCTTTACCCAAGTGATAAAATTTCGCATTACTGCCCCCTCCTTTTCCAGATGGGTTCCGTTCCATAGCGCACTGCGTCGATATGGTGATTGTCTCTGTCGGGGTAGCCGCTGATGACCTCCCCTGCCTTGTTCCTGTCATATTCGTAGGCGGTAAATTCCTTCGCTGTATCCGGACAGCGCACAGGGTCAATCACAATCCGCACCAGTGCCTGTAACCACTTCATAGAGTAGTCCACACTCCCGGGGCCCTTCACTGCTCCACGGCAGAACAGCCCATAGCTGCGATAGTCCGCAACGCTTTTCGGCTCGGCACTGTCCGCTGTAATCAAATCTGTATCCTGCACGCCGTATTGCCGCAGGAGCCTTGCCGTTTCCGCATTGCCCGTTCTGTGCCTTGTCAGCTCCCCGAAGATGTAGAGCGTCCGTCTGGCAGAATCGTAGTGCATCCGATTGAACGCCCAAGGGTCGGGATAAAAGCCCCAGTCCACACCGTTGTAAATGCGGTCAAAGGCTGCAATCTGTGCATCGGTGATTTCCTCGACCGTTACGTTGTCGAATACCGCACCGCCGCTGCCGACCACCTCGCCCAGATATTCATGCCGATATGCCTTTTCGTTCAGCTCTTTCAGATATTCCGCCTCCTGCAAAAACGCATCCCCCAACCACGCAGGCGGCACACGCCGATAATCAGAGGTATGCACCAAGCGGTTTGCCTTCGGCTGTAAGCACTCCCGGTTTACCCAGTTGCTCTGGCTTTTCGGTGGGTTGTAGCTGTAAAATACAAAAAAACTGCTGCCGCCACGCATCAGGGATTGATTGATGGTGCGGATTTCCTGCATCCCTGCAAACTCGTCCGCCTCCTCGTACCAGATGTATTTGCAATAACCCTTTCGGAATTTCGTAGATTTGATTTTCTTCGGCTCGTCCGCCCCACGAAAGAGTATTCTCTGTCCTGTCGGGATGTACGAAAGCTGTAACGGACTTAGCTTTGCTTTCCACAAATGCTCTACACCCAATGCCTCAATCGCCCAGAGCAGCTGCTCATACACACTGTCCTTCAGATTGACCGCCACCTTCCGCAGAACAAGCGCATTGGCGGCGGTGTCCTGCATCATCCCCAAGATAATCTCCACAGAGATAAAGGAGGATTTCGTAGAGCCACGCCCACCCTTCAGCCAGTAGTGCGTGTGCCGTCCTGCTTTGATGTCATGATGCACCCCGTAAAAAGAGGGCGCAATCAGCTTTGTTAAATCAGACATTCGCATCCTCCTTCGGGATATTGTCAATGATGGTAACAGGCAGAACCGCTACCGTACCAGCCGCAGAATATCGCTTCATTAGCTCCGCCCCTGCTTTCAGACGGTCGCTCAGTGCCGTATCCAAGCCGAACTGGTCTTTCACCTCGCCACGCATCACCGCAGTATAAAACTCCATCACCTCATCCGCATCGGCAACGCGCTTTTTATCCTGCGCCCCCAGCCGCTCGGCTATATATGCCGAAACCTTAGGGCTTTTTAGGGTTTTCGCTGCATCCTCTCCAAGGCTTTTCGATTGATATCCTGCCTTTCTTGCCGCTTCTGTCGCATTGCCGCATTCGATATAATAATCCGCAAACGCTTTCTGTTTTGGTGTCAGCTTCATGCGTCATCACCTCGGTATAAAAGGGCAAGCAGCTTTGCAATATCAACCATGCTGTAGGTTTCCAGTAAGGTCTCGTTTTTTGTTCTGCCATCTTCCAATTCTCTGCTTTCAATGACAATATATTTCGTTATCATTTTCCCAACTTTTTGGGAATACGCCTGTATCTGATTGATTTTTATTTTTCGCCCTTGCATCAGCAGGGCTTTCTGTAATTTGTAAACAGTTGTTCTTATATTCATTTTTCCGCCCCGCTTTCTTTGTAATGAAAAAGGCACCCGTTTCCGAGTGCCCAAAATAGGAGGTAACATGAAATATCCTGTGTTCTCATAATTTTCACAATACTATAATACCATATTTCGATGTGCCCTTTAGTGCCCTCTTTCAGAAATTTCAAAACTTCTTAAAGCTCTGCCATGAATTTTCAATACAGAACGGTAGTTGTAATCCATATCCACCGCAATCTGCTCCCATGTCCTTCCCATCAGATACCGCCGAATCAGCACTTCCTTCTCCGCCCCGTCCTGCATCTGATGTATCCTGTCATGGATTTCCTTGTACTGCCGTACCGCCATAGCCTGCTCATGCTCCAGCTGGCTGATGAGTGCATCCAGCCTCGCCACATATCCCGACAGGTCGCTGTGTGCATTCCCCTGCGGCATCCCGTCATGGTTCATACTCGGAAACATCTGCTGACTGCGTAACTCCTCAATCTGTTCTTTTAAACGCTGTGCCTTCCTCACGGAATATATGTACCCCTTAAGATATTCCTTTTTCCTCTCGTTTTCCCTTACAATTGCCAAACTATCACCCCTCCAGTCTTTTCAGCCATCTTTCCTTTTTCCGCCGAATGATGCTGTATATCTCGGCGTTGTCCGCAGCGTCCAACAGCAGCCCCATTACGTTGTAGACATCCGCTGTCTCCTCCACCAGATTCTTCCTCGCCTCCTCCACCGTCACAGGCGTGGGGTTGATACCCGTCAACGCTCGCCGCAGCTTCAATGCCGCCTGCGATAATTCCGCACATTCTTCTGCTAACTGCGCTAACAGCTCGTCCTGCGGAATGTGCTGTTTGATTTTCTCGTCAGGTCTATCCATGCTCATTCCTCCTTGCAATTCGGGCAGAAATGCTCCCATTCGTCCTCGCTCTTGTTATAGTGCTGCTTCCAGCCTTCCTCCTTGATGCCATGTTCACACTCGTGAAAGCTGTTATACTCACACGAATATTCATAGCAGCAGTCGCAAACAGCATAGTATGTATTGGTTTCTCTGTTTTTCTCAATCATTTTTCCACTTGTCTTTCCAAGCAGTCCTTTAATGCAGCCATTACCGTATAATCTAAAATATTAATGTCCTGCGGCTTATGCTCTTTTCTGTAGTTATATTTGAAAATCTCGCTTTCCAATGCACTTTGCAGCTTCAACGGCTCTAACGGATTGCCTATATCATCCAGATACTGCATCTCTATTCTCGCCTTGTATGCCCGCAGTTCTTCCAGTTCCTTCCGCTGCGAAACAATTTCATCCGCAGCCTTTCCAAGCCACTCCATACATTCTCCACCCTCAAAGCAACAGCTGTATGTAGGCTGATGATACGGACATCTTTCTTTACCCACTGGATTTTCCGCACACATAAGAAGCTTTTCTCCAGATTCCCAACGCCTCATATTTTCCGAATCCTCGTAGCAGTCACCTTCTGCATTCTGACTTCCAAGGCAACGCAGTGCTTTTGTCAAATCATCCTCGTATGTCTGTTTCATCCTTTGTCCTCCTCCAACGGCTCCGGCATTTCCATCCAACCAATTACCTCGCTGACCTCTGGCACCAAGTCATAGTCATAATCTCCGAATCTCCAACTCCAACGATACCCACACCCATCTTTTGCTTTTTCGTAATAGACAGGGTATCTGAGCGTGTTCGGCTTACCCTGTAGACCGTCCTTCACTGTAACGATTAAAGGAACTCCTACTGGCGGTAAGCCGTCAGTTATTTTCGTCCATTCATTTCTCATTCGCCATTCCTCCTTCTCTCCAGTGCCGCTTCTGCTTCTTCTCTTGTGAAATACAGGTTCTCATAGTCATACGGTTCCCATTCGTCAGCATACTTGACAGCCTTTACCGATACATCCTGCACCTTCCATTCGCTGATATAAAAATAGTGGTTTGGTACGGTTTCTTCGAGGATTTCATACACCGTATCTCCGACCTTGCAGGGCAGCACCAACAGCCGCCCCTGCTCTTCCAAGTCCCTGTAGCGTTTTAGTTCCTCCAGCCAGTCAGCAAGCTGCTTATTTTTCTCTGCCTCATGTTCTGCGACCTTTTTCGCCTCTGCCTCAAAAGAATTCTGCGGTTCAGCATTTGTATTTGCCCTGTATTTCTCCGCGGATTCTCTCAGCCGGTTAATCTTTTCATCAATCGTCATCCTCAACACTCCAATCAATCGCCTGTCCGCAATTAGGACAGAACTTATAATCGTCATAATCTACCTCGTATCTGGTTCTGCAGCAGGGGCATAACCACTCGTCAAATATAATCTCTCCATCCTCGTCATACCCATCACCTTCAAGATCTGGTTGTTTCGGCACATGCTGTTCCAGTGCAGAAATTGCTATACCAATGGCTCCATAATGTCTCTTAAGTTCTTCCAATGATTCCCATGATGGGTTCAAGGGACTTCCGGTCTCCATAAAACGATGTTTCAAATATTCCAGAGCTTCTTTTCTTGTCATGCTTATCCCTTCTTAAAACGGCAAATCATCATCTTCAACGCTTTCATCAATCGGATAGAACCCCTCCTGCTCCGCCAGTCCCATCTGCTTTGCAGGCTTATTGGGTGCCGCTGCGGGTCTGCTCTGTTCCGCCGCCGCTTTGCTTTCTGCGAAATACTGTTCCTCCACAATCACATCCGTGCTCCAGCGTTTTTTGCCTTCGTTGTCATCCCAGCTACGCACCTGCAACCGCCCGACAACAGAAACCATCTGCCCTTTTTTGAAATATTTCTCCGCAAACTCTCCCGCCTTGCCGAAGGCAACGCAAGGGATGAAATCCGCCTCCAGCTCATCCTTGCGTTTGAATCTGCGATTGACTGCAAGAGTATACCTTGCCACCGCAATAGGCTCTCCCCCTTGCGAATACCGCACCTCCGGCTCTCTTGCCAGCCGTCCCATCAGAATCACTTTATTCATACCTCAAGCTCCTCTCTCGTCCTGTAATTCCGCCCTTCGCCCCATCCGATTTTCAGCTTATATTTGCCGCACCGCTGATAAATTCTGCTGCCCATGGCTTCGTCAAGCTCCATGATTTCATTCAGCCCTCTTTCCCCCGAAAAAATCGTCCGCAGGGCGCGATTATTATACCGCGCGTTGATGATTTCAAACGCAAGATTGATGTCCCCATCGGTCGGCAGTACGCCGTTTCTGGTTTTCAGAAAATCGTCGATATACAGCACCTCTGCCGTTTTCCATTTGTTGATTTCGCGCTCGTAGCCTTCATCATCCGTCTTGAGCGCCTTCAGCTTGGTGGCTTCCTCCGTCCAAATCATGTAGCGCACGCCCTTGCCCTGGAGCATCAACCGATTCGCAATGGCGGTGCAGATGTGCGTTTTCCCTGCCCCGACCTGTCCGCCGATATAAAACCAACCCTCCCCTTCCTCACAGAAGCACTCCGCCGCCGCAAGGATGGATTTCTGCCAGCTTGTTTTCGCCTCGTAGGTCTCGAAGCGATACCGCTCCGCCATGTCCTGTAAGCCGCTTTTTTGCAGTCTCCACTTGCCCCTGCGCTTCTCCATGCACTCGCACTCCATGGTGTATTCATACCCATCCTTCATCAAAAACACAAACCCCTTGTTGCGGCAAATCGGGCAGTCATACCCCGTCAGGTCGCCCCTTCTGCTGTTGTATAACGCCATCCTCTCCTCACAGGACAGTGCCGTCGTATTTTTCGCTGCCTGCATCAGCGCCTTCACATCTACCATACCCCTTCACTCCTTTTCCGCTCTCCTGACGGCAATATCCACTCACATTCTCCGTCTGCTTCGCTTCCTGTCTCTCCCAGTTTCGCACCACTGCCTTCCA